GGTTGTCACCGGCATCCACCGGGCTGCCCTCCTCAATGGTGAGGTTCACCAGCTCCGTGGTGGCCTGCTCGGGCTTCTTGTTGTTGGTGGTGGCGGGGTTGGGCATCACTGGGCTCCGGTTGTGAGCGGAACACGCTGCGCGCGTCCGCCAAGGGAAAGGGCTCGCTTCTTACCGGAGAGAACGTCCGCCCACGTCTGCGGGTCGGTGATTTGGTAACCCACCCACATTCCATCCGGCAGCAGCTTCTCAAACGTATCACGCGGCAGGCCCAGGGATTCGGCCATCGCTGCGCGCTTCTCCGGCGTGTACACCACGCACTCAATCAGGTGGCCGCACTGCACCACCTTGGCGTTGCCGGTGGTTGCCCCACAGGAGCACCGCTTCGCAGCCAGCGGCAGCTCAACACCGCACGCGGCACACGTGCGCCGGTGCATGTCCCCCATCTTTCGGTGTTCGTGGACGTAACGGTAAGACGCCGGTTCCAGCGTCTTGATGCTGACCACCTCACCGCTGTGGTCCACCACCTGAACGCCATCAATGCCGCGGGAAATGTAAAGCCAGCCAAAGAGCTTCTGTTCCCACTTGTCTACCTTGTAGACGGTGAAACGGAGCTTCACCTGCTTGCCGTCAGGGGCCGCAGCAAGACCATCAACATCAAACCGGACAGGTGCCGCAACAGGGGAGCCGGAGGCACCACCAACCGCTTTGCCGGTGGTCGCACCGGTGGCCCGCTCAAACCCCGCAGCGCTGTAACCGTTGGTCTTCAGCCACTCGCGCGCCTGGCTGGCACTCCACTTTGCGCTGCTGAAGCGAATGGACTGCAGCTCGGTCCCACCGTCCCGCTTCACGCCCAGCACGGCATCCACACCAGCGGGCCATGACTTCGGGTGCTGGCGGCGGAACCGCTCATACGCAGCTGGGGAACGCTGCCTGGCTGCATGCTCATTCGGGTACGGCATGCGCATCACTGAATCACAGGCGTGGCGTTGCTTTCAAACCAGACCCATCGAACACCGGCACGAAGGATGCGCAGGCGGCGCCATGATGCTTCCCACGGACGGGGAAACGAAGGGTTGGAACAGGCCAACAGGAGCCAGGCCGCCAAGCTCGATGCAGATGGGGCACGTGCGCTCAGACACCGCGGGAATCCACACGCGCTTCACTGTGACCGGCAGCTGCCCCTCATCCACCATGCCCTTCCAGGCTTGAAGCTGGCCCTGGTTGAGAGCACGCACCGTCTCCGTGCGGGCAATGTTCTCCGCACGCTGCCTGAGGAGACGCGCACTGTAGCGCTCCACCGCCGCTGCCACGCGCTTCTCTGTCCACCCCTGCGCCAGCCAGGCGTCTTGCTTCTTGAGGACCGCAGCAGCCTGGTTGGGGAGCAGGCCAATCATGCTTTTGATGTTCTGGACAATCTTGGGGATGGCCCAGCCCTCGCGGATTGCCTGGTCCAGCACCCGCACCATGGCGCTGCGGTTCTGCGCGGACAGCGCACGCACCAGGGACGCCCCTTCGTTCTCCAGAAACTCCAGGGCCAGCGTCTCCTGAGTGCTGAGCGGGGCGTTTTCATCCAGGGAGAGCTCTTTGTGCACCGCCTTGTCCTGGCGGCTGGTGGCCCGCGCGCGCAGCAGCACCTTCAGCGCGGATGACTCCCAGGATTCCCGCAGTGGCGTTTCCCAGGACTCCACCCAGGGGAGCTTCTTCACCAGCTCCACGGGGTCCATGTACCCGCGGCGCGCGTAGAGCTTGCTGGCCTCATCCAGGTGAACGCCCATGCCGCGGGACACGCGCACCACGGACCGCACCAGGGGCCGCATTGCGTGGTCCACGGGCCATGGCTCTGCCGCCCCATGCGTGTGCGCGTCCATCACTTCCCCTGCACCCAGGCGCGTCCCAGGTCACCGCCGCTGGCCTCCCAGTATTGCCATGCCGCCCCATCCGTACGCCGCGGGCGTTTGTTCTTGGCGAAGAAGCGCTTCATGGCCTCCACGCCCTCCGCGGGCATGGTGCCGCGGGCCAGCATCTTCGCGCGCGCCAGCATGAGCACGCTGTTGATGCGCTTCTTCTTGTTCATGTCCTCCCAGCGGCGCAGGAACTCCTTTGCGAACTCCCGCAGCTCAGGGGGCACAGGACCGGTGCGGCTCTTGGCGGTGTCCTCCTCTTCGTCATCCGGCATCAGCTCATCCGCCATCACCGCCGCGTCTTCTTCGTCTTCCGCGCCCTGGTCCATGTCCAGCTCTGCGTCCTCGGGCTCCGGTTCCAGGGACAACAGCTCGCGCACCACGTTGCGGACGCCGCGGTCGGGGATGAGCAGCTGGGCGTTCGCCAGGTCCACCATGGCCTTGGAGAACTTGGCCACGTCCGGCTTCTCCACGTCGCTGTGGGCCAGCTTCGCACGCTCCTCTGGGCGGTACCCGTTGAACTCCTGCAGCTCGCTCACCGGGTCATTGTTGAGGGTGTCCCGAATGATGCGCAGCAGCGCGCCCAGGCCCACACCGAACAGGTTGGTTTGGTCGCTGCTGAGCGCGTAGCTGCCCGTTCCGTTGGCACCGAGCTGCTGGAACTGGGTGTTGAAGTTCGTGGCCACCTCGCGCTGGTAGCCCACGATGGCCGCACGAATGGCCTGCATCACTGCACCGGCGCCCGCCGCGGTCAGCAGCTCAATGTCAAAGCCGGTCTTGCCGCTCTTGTCCTCGCTGGCAGGGAACGTGAGGCCCATGTGGTCATTGCGGCGAATGAGCTGCACCATGCGGTCAAAGATGGCGCGGTCTGCCTTCTTGGTGGACCAGTAGATGTCCGGCAGGCGCAGCACGGGGAGGCCTTCAAGGTTGCGCTCGAAGCCCACGCCCTCCGTCTCCTGCAGGCGCTTCATGAAGAACCAGCTGCGGTACGCATTGCGCAGCAGCGAGCGGCCTTCCGGGTTGGCCCTGTTGGAGGTGGTGCGGAAGTGCACCAGCTTCTCCATGGGGAGGAACACCGGCTGGCTCTGGACCGTCCATGCCTGCTGCCACCACCCCAGCACCTCATCACCGCGCTCCAAGTCCCACTGCCAGGCCTGGAGGGTGTCCTGCCCGCGGATGAACAGGCCGCGCAGGCCGATGCGGTTGTCCGTGAACTTGGAGTCCACCCCGTTGCGGACCTTGTACACCTTCTCGAAGGACGCCCAGCCGTACCAGAGCATGGACAGCACATCGCTCATCAGCTCGCTGAACGACTGGTTCATGTCCTCAAAGAAGGACTGTTCAACCAGCTTGGCGGCCTCCTGGGCGCGTGCGGTCTTGTTGGCGGGCACCACGCGCCACTTCACCTGCGAAAGCATCTGCTCAATGATGTTGGCCGCACCGCCGATGGTGGCATCGTTGTCACGCATCTCGCGGTAGACGCGCACAGCGAGCGGGCCGCGCAGGTTTGGGTGCCACTCATCTTCCACGCGTGACCGCTTGCCGTAATGGGTGATGCCAGAGACGCCGATTTCATCCGTCATGCGGAACGTGGGATTGGTGAAAGACCCCATGGGGGTGACCTCCGGTGCGCTGGGGAAATGAGCGGAAGGTCAGACCTTCCAAGGATTCTCACGGTATCCCAGGTCAGCATCCACCGCGACCGGGGCATTCCAGTTCACCTTGGCAAGCGCGTACATGGAGGCATCCGCTTCGTCAGGGCTCATGCGAATGCGGCGCTTGAGGTCTTCTTTGGGCTCCAGCTGAATGCGGCCCTTCTTGTCCTGCTTCCACTTGTACTCAGCGAGCTGCAGCGCCAGGCGCTCATCACGCACAATGCCGATGGACCCGCCCTCGCGCTTGGGGTCACACAGCTGACGCAGGTTCCAGCCCCACTCCGCGCGCGCGTTGATGTACCGCACCGGGTCCAGCGCAGCGCTGCCAGGCACCATCTCAATGACCTGGGCACCAAGCTCCTGGGCGGCCATGTCATAGACGCCGGCACCCAGGCCCGTTGCATCCACGCGCATGGTGGACGCGCGCAGCTGGCGGAATATCCCAACCGCCCACGCAGCCGTGTCCGTTGTTGGGGCCTTGCGGAAGTGCTCCACGCTGCGGATGCCCTGCGGATACGCAATGGGCATGCACGTGGAGTCTTCGCCCAGGCGCGCCACGTCGAGCCCCAGGTCAATGTCACCCAGCCAGCTCTTTTCCAGGTTCTCCTCACCGGTGTCGAAGAGCTCTTCCAGCTCCTCAGCGCGCTGATGTGCAATGTCCAGCCAGGACAGCGGCACCAGGCGGTCGTCCGCATCCGCAGGGAACCGGGCCAGGACGCGTGACTGGTACATCACGGAATCCTCACCCCTCGCGCGCAAACGGTCCGCCACCCAGGCGCGGGAAATCATGCCCGGATCCTCCTCGCGTCCTTCCTTCACGTTGGGCGTGT